CTCACCACCGAAGAATCAGAAAGAACAAACTGAGTCAGCGGTTCAGAACGTAACAAATGAGGTCGTTGGTGAGTTGATGTATATGTTATATGAATGTGGTTATGAGTTAGAGGAGGATCGATACATTACACACGTGTCGTTAATATATGATTCAATTCGCTCTTTGCTGTTATCTGTTGAGGGGATTGAACATCCTTATCAGGACTTTGCAAAAATGATTTATGGTAATCAAGATGGAGAATTTGAGTTTGACATCGAGTAAACTTTTGTTATATAATAGTATTGTAAATACAAATTGAGATAAATATATTATGATAGTTTTAGATTTAAATCAGGTAATGATTTCAAACCTTATGGTGTCCCTTGGTGGACATAAAATTGTAATGGACGAGAACATGTTACGTCATATGATTCTCAACACCATTCGTTCAAACTTAGTCAAGTTTCGTTCAGAATATGGCAATGATCTTGTGATTGCGTGTGATGATAAGAATTACTGGCGCAAATCATTCTTTCCTTATTATAAAGCAAATCGAAAAAAGAATCGTGAGTCTTCAGGTTTAGATTGGAATAATATTTTTCAATCACTCAATAAGATTCGCGATGAGATTCGAGATAACTTTCCCTATCGCATGATTCAAGTAGAGACTGCTGAAGCTGATGATATCATTGGTACACTGTGCAGTGAGTTTGGTACTCAATTAGGTGGCGATCCTATTTTGATTATTTCTGGAGATAAGGACTTCGTTCAACTTCAAAAGTATTCAAATGTTAGTCAATATGATCCTGTGCGTAAACGCTGGTTAAAGAATCAAAAGCCTATGGAATACTTATATGAACACATCATTCGTGGTGATTCAGGTGATGGAGTACCAAACTTTTTAAGTGAAGATGATATCTTTATTTCAGAGGGCCGGCAACGCAGAGTCACATCTAAAAAACTCAAAGAATGGGTGACTCAATTGCTCAATGGTGTTGAACCGAAAGATGTCTTTGATTCAGAACAATTGCGTAATTGGCATCGGAATCGTGCATTGATTGATCTTGAGATGATTCCAGATGATATTCGTGAACAGATTCTGAAACAGTATAACGCACAAGAGAATCGTGATCGTAGTCAATTGTTCAACTATTTTATTGCAAATAAACTAAAAAACCTTACAGAGAAAATTGGAGAATTCTGAGATGAAGTTACCAGCGATTAGTACAATTCTAAAAGAAGCATCGGAGATTACAGGTCGAAAAGATCGTGTGGCATTTCTTCGTTCGCACCATCCGAACACACTTTTGAAAACACTTTTGAAATATAGATTTGATCCAAACATTCAATTCGCATTACCACCAGGCGAACCACCTTTCAAAAAGTGTGAAGCAGTTGATAATGAAAATATGTTATACAATGAAGCAAGACGACTCTATCTGTTCATTGAAGGTGGTAATTCAGATTTGAATCCAGTTCGAAGAGAGACTTTGTTTATCCAGTTGTTAGAATCAATTGATCCAAAAGATGCGGAACTGTTGATTGCAATCAAGGATAAGAAGATGCCGTATAAGGGAATCACGGAAAAAGTTGTAAGAGAAGCATTCCCAAATATTCTACCGGAAAAGGAAAAATGAGCAATACAAGAGTTAAAACGTTTTCACGTGATGAACAAAAATATAATGACTTCGGTCGTAAGTCGCCTGAAAAAAACCGTAACCATAAAAAAGTCCAAAATGCATTAAGATCAAACAACATCGATGATCTGATGGAATATGGTTATGACTGTGAATACTAAATTATATAAATAGGATTGATATGCCAACGTATAGTTTTCGCAATAAAGAGACAGACGAAAAGTTTGATCTCACTCTCAAAATCTCACAACTTGATGAGTTCAAGGCAGATCACCCCCATCTCGAGCAAGTCATTAATCCTCAACCAACAATTAGTGGTTCGGGTCAAAAACCCGACAATGGTTTTCGTGACGTTCTAAAGAGCATTAAAAAGGCAAGTGGAAGAGGAGCAAATATCAACACCTTTTAACTCACACAATAAAGGCCACTTATGTCACTCACTAAAAAGCAGAAGAGAAAGTTACGTAAGAATGGAACACTTGATGACAAACAACACATTCCAGAAAGAGGCTTAAGATTAAAAGAAATAAAACCAAAAACGTGGAGTCAACAACTAACTTTCGATGCTTATGATGATGATAAGCATATGCTTCTCCACGGAATGGCAGGTACAGGAAAAACATTCATTTCATTGTATCTCGCACTTCAAGAATTGTTTTATGAAAACCGTGCTGAGTATAACAATGTAACAATTATTCGAAGTGTCGTTCCAACACGAGACATCGGATTTCTTCCAGGCAAAGAACAAGATAAAATCGGCGTGTATGAACTTCCGTATCAAGCAATTTGTAATGAACTGTTTGGTCGTGGTGACGCATACGACATTCTGAAACACAAAGAACTGGTCAATTTCCTTTGCACCTCTTTTGTGCGTGGCACAACTCTCAATGATAGTATTGTGATCGTGGATGAGATCAATAATATGAACTTTCACGAGATTGATTCAATCATTACACGTCTTGGTGAAAACTGTCGAGTGATTTTCTGTGGTGACTTTCGTCAGAGTGATTTGACTCGAAAAACTGAACGTGAAGGCATTCATCAGTTTATGAAAGTCATTGATAAACTTTCAGACTTTGAACACGTTGAGTTTATTGCAGATGATATTGTGAGATCGACATTGGTAAAAGAGTATATTTTAGCGCGTGAAGAAATTGATCTTTGCGCTTGATAAATAGTATAATAACCTAAAGGAGAAAGTAAAATGAAAAATCTATTATTGTCAATTTTGTTGTTCGTCCCCGCAATGGCATTTAGTCAAGCAGGTCACTGGTATGACGCAGACAGCCCCGGTCACGGTATTCAAATTAATCGTGATGCAGGATTTGGTCACGCATTCACTTGGTATCTATATCGCAAAGACGGTTCAACTGCGTTCTTGACTGCTGGTCAAACATGTGAAAGCTTTCCTTGTGTAGTTGCTTTGCATGAACCTGAAGCTGGTTTCATGGGTTCAGGAGAGTTTGATCTGGGTCCAGAAATTGGTCTTGCAGAACTGAGTTTCACCGAAGAAGGTAAATTGTTGGTAGACTATGAGTTGATCGCTTGGGTTGAAGAATGTCGAGGTGCATCGCCAGGTGGCATTATTTTTCAGCGTTGCATTGGTGAAATTGAAATGGAGTTGCTCGCAGAGTAATTTAAAGTATACATTATGAATTTTGTGCACGAACTATTTGAACCGAAAACTCTGAAAAGAGTAAGTGAAAACGGAAAGCGGCTGTATGTTACTGAAGATGGTCAATACTATCCCTCAGTGACTACAGCCCTTTCTTATTTGAGTCGGAAAGGCATTCAAAAGTGGAAGGATCGAGTTGGTCACGACGTCGCCAACAAGATTGGTAGTGAAGCTGCAAGGGCTGGAACTGCTGTCCATAATGTTGCAGAAAAGTATGTTTTGAATGATCCGACTTGGAAAGATGCAATGCCTATTCCTGTTGAAAAATTCAATACTATTCGGCCGTATCTCGATGAAAATGTCAATAAGATTTATGGCGTTGAATTGCAAATGTATTCTGATCAGCTCAAGACTGCTGGAACTGCTGATTTGATTTGCGAATATAACGGCGTTCCCACTGTTCTTGATTTCAAGACATCACGTCGACCTAAGACAAAAGATCAGATTCTCAATTACTTTATGCAAGGCACTGCATATTCGATTATGGTCAAAGAACATTATGGAATGGACATTGAACAAATTGTCATTTTGATGGCTGTCAATGATGATTCACCACTAGTGTTCATCGAACAAGTTTCTAATTATGAGCCAATGGTTCGTAAGTACTTTCAGTTATATACTGAGGGACGTCTTCTCTAATTCACTCTAAGAGGCTTTTGTCTCTATCAGGTGATTTACTACAGGCATTTCAATTAAACCTCTTAGAATCAATCTGAGAGGACTTGTGTAAGTCATTGATTTTCCTACTTTTTTCCTTAAATCCCAGCTAGCTTGCAAGTCATTGATTTCATTGACTTTTTTGACTGTGGATAAAAATTGACCAACTTTTTATGAAAAAAATTTTTAAGTCATTGATTTTATTGAGGATAAAAATTGTACTTTTTTTATGATTTATTTTATAATGGTTATATCAAATAGGAAAACATACAAGGAAAAAATTATGAAAACAGTTAATTTTACAGCTCTTGAAGCCGGTGAGCATATCACCAAACCCATCAATGAGACTCTGGTCAGTGAAGTGGCCAAGGTCCGTGCTTTGTTCGGTGATCGTCTTGACTTCTATTGGGAGTACACTGCTATCAATTGCAGTACCGACGATGCGCTTAGTGCGTGGTTGGTTGGTGGTTCTCGGTCTATCAAGGTGACTGTCTATAATGATGGCACTTCAGCATTTATTGGTTAAGGAGAAAGAAATGAACGAATTTGATTTTGAAACTTATGTTCTTCAGTTTTACGGTAAAGGCGGAACCTATGACTACGGCTTTCTTCGTCAAGATATTCAAAAAGCACTAAAGATTCGAATGGAAAAGTTTCCAGAGATTGAGTTCGGTGGTGATAGTTTTGATCGAGAGTTGGTTCGAGATATTGTACTAAAGAGTCGTGGGGTTGAAGACCTTGAGTATAACGTGTAAGGGAAAATTATGGATAAAGCAATTTTAAAAGGTAAAAACTCATTCTGTGGACCAGCAGCTTTAGCTCTTTTGCTTAAGACAGATACTGATGTTGCAGCAAAAACGATTCGAATGGTATCAAAGCAATATGCAGTCAAAGGTGCATACACATCTCATGTACTCAAAGTAATTCACAAGTACAGAGGTATCTGCGTTAAAAACAGAGATGTACAGGGTATGCCTCAGTGGAAAGCAGCAAAAGGCTCACCACTAACTCTTATCACAACTGAACTTAATTGTGGTGAATGGCATTTCATGTTAATGCACCGTGGTAAGTTGTTTGATAATCATACGAAGAAATGGATAAAAGCAACAAAACATCCAAATCGTAATGGTAAAATTATTGAGGCTCACGCCATTCATACAAAACCAAGATTACTAAAACGCGACGTTGAAAAGATTATCAACGCGTGGGTACCAAGACAATATTATTAAGGAGAAAATTATGTTAGAACAATATAGTAAAGTTTTATTTGAAAACGGCTGGTCTATTCGGCCTTGTGGTGCAAACCTGTCAATTCTTACAGGTTCAAGATATGTGCTTTGGGGCGACTCAAGTGATAAGCCGTATTGTTACTTTCCAACTATGGCTGACGCTATATCTTGGTGTGAAGAGTTAGTTGAAGAATGTAATAAGGAGGTTGCATAATGAATTATGAAGTTATGTTAGAACGTTCAGGTTATACTGCAATTGAAAAAGATGGCAAACATATTTTGTTTGATTTAGTTGGCGAATTTGTTGATAGTGAATATTCAACAAAAGAAGATTTGATTGAATATGCTGTCAGTAAAATTTTTACGACAGAAGATTATGAATGTTATTGACATTAAGTTTTTATTTTGATAAAATATTATTACTGAATTGAAAAAGGATTACATTATGAGTCACGAACTTGAAATGAAGAATGGTAAAGCACAAATGGCATACGTAGGTGAAGTTCCTTGGCACGGTCTCGGAACTCAGGTTGAACCTGATTTGTCACCACAAGAGATGCTCGAGGTTGCTGGTCTCGACTGGCGTGTAGAAAAACACGATGTGTATTATAAGAATGAGAATAATGCATTTGAACGTGCTCCAAAGAAACAAGCATTGGTTCGTTCAAGTGATGGTCAGTATCTCGACATTGTATCGGACAATTGGAATCCAGTTCAGAATGAAGATGCCTTTGGATTCTTTGATGAATATGTCAAAGCAGGTGGTATGGAAATGCACACTGCTGGTTCATTGAAAGATGGTAAAATGATTTGGGCACTTGCAAAGGTCAATGAGTCGTTTTCACTGTTTGGTGGTAAAGATCAGGTTGATTCTTATTTGTTATTGTCAAACCCCCATCAGTTCGGTAAAGGTGTTGATGTTCGATTCACTCCTATTCGTGTGGTTTGTAATAACACGTTATCATTGTCACTCGAAGGGAAAGCGTCACTTGGTATTTCTTTGAATCACTGTTCTGAGTTTGATGCTGAACGAGTGAAAGATTCATTGAACGAAGCGCATCAGAAACTTGAGTCGTATCGTGAGATGTCAGAGTTCCTTGCAACAAAACGATATAAAGAAGACGAACTCTTCACATACTTCAACCGTGTATTTCCGAAGACAGGTGTTACTGGTAAAAATTCACCGTCATTCGATGAGTTGATGAAGTCATTGAAAAAAGGTGACGCAAATGTATCACGGAATGCAAAACGAGCGATGGAATTGATCCACACACAACCCGGCGCTGAACACGGTGAAGGAACTTGGTGGAGCGCATATAACGCTGTGACATATATGACCAATCACGAGATGGGTCATAATCCAGACACTCGGATGCAGTCAGTGTGGTATGGTCAAAACAAAGATCGGAACATCAATGCACTTGCAACCGCCTTAGAATATGCTGAGGCGGCATAATGAAGATATGCGTCTATTCCATCGCTAAGAACGAAGAACAACACGTTCATCGGTGGTATGAGTCTGCTAAGGATGCTGATGTTCTTTTGATTGGTGATACAGGTTCTTCTGATGATACTATTCGGTTATCGGAAGAACTTGGTATCACTACTGTTGAGTTAGACATACCTGAGTTTCGATTTGATGTTGCAAAGAATGAATTGTTGAAACACGTTGATGCAGATGTGTATATCAAT